CGCTGGCACTATGGCTACACAAAATGCAAATAGTGTAGCAATTACTGGTGGCTCAGTCACAGGCATGTCAACACCAACATCAGATAGTGATGTAGCAACTAAGGGTTATGTTGATACAGCGATTGAGGGATTAGCATATAAACCAGCGATTAATCTGTTAGCAGATTCTAATATATCTTTAACAGGAACAACAGGAACATTAGTAATTGATAGTCATGCTGCATTAGTAACAGCAGATGCTGGTTATAGATTATTACTGACAGGACAATCAACAGATTCTGAGAATGGTATTTATGTCTATGGTGATGATGGTGCAAATTATACATTAACAAGACCTGATGATGCTGATGTTTATACAGAGTTGCATGGTGCAAGAGTATTTATTCTTGAAGGAACAGTATATGGAGCATCTGGATGGATACAAGACAACTATGATACATCAGACTTTACAGGACAAAACTGGGTTCAAGTTTCGGGTGCAACATTATACTCCGCAGATGCAGTTACCTTAGAACTAACAGGCACACAGTTTGCTGTTAAAGATAATGGTATTGGTGCTACACAGATTAACGTATCAGGCAATGGAACAGCTGGTCAGTTTTTAGCATCTGACGGTGATGGCACAATGTCATGGGCCGATGTTATATCATTTGACTCAGGCACTAAGATGTTGTTTGCACAAACTTCTGCACCAACTGGATGGACTAAAGACACTACACATGATAACAAAGCATTAAGAATTGTATCAGGCACTGCTGGATCAGGTGGTACAGAAGCGTTTACAACAGCATTTGCAAGTCAGTCTGTTAGCATTTCAGGAACAACAGATGGTACAGCAGCTGGTGGTACAGTTGGTAACCACACTCTTGCAACAAACAGAATTCCAGCTCACGCTCACGGTCCAGCTGATATAGTTAGAGGGCCAGGTACAGGAAGAAACTCTCAACCTAACATTGGTGGAGCAGTAGGTAATCTAACTAAAAGCAATACAGCAAATGCTGGTGGTGGCGCAGCTCACAATCACCCATTTTCTGGATCAAGCCACACTCACTCATTCTCAGGATCAGGTAGTGTAAATCTTGCTGTGCAATATGTGGATGTAATTATTGCAACAAAAGATTAATGTGAACATTGCAGTATTAGATAATGTTATCCCAAAAAAATTGTTATGTGAATACAATAATCTAAGATTGCCAACGTATCGATCTAGGTCTGACGATCAAGAGTCTATATACTCTACTTTTGTTGAGTATGGCGATGACTATGTAGAAGGTAATGAACTTATCTTAGACCACTTCGTGCATTCACAAGCACAATCAATTTGGGATTGGTTTGCACAAACTACTCACCTCACTATATCTAATCTTAATTCATGCTATGTTAATGTAATGAGTTATGGCGATGAGGGATATGCACACATTGATGCGACAGAAGATCTGAGGTGTGTAACATGTATCATTTATTTAAATGAAGTATGGCATAGTCAATGGGGTGGTGAAACAGCATTCTATAGTGGTAATTATATAGAAAACTTTAATGATGATTGGTATTATACACATGAAATTATGCGCTCTGTGTTGCCTCGATATGGGCGTATAGTTTTGTTTGATGGACATATTCCACATTCAGTTAGACCGTTATCTAAAAAATGTCTCATGCAACGAAAAAGTTTTATGTTAAAATTAAATAATGTAAACTTTAATGAGATAACTAATGCAATTACCAAAAGGTGAATACTGTCCATTATTAAAGAAGAAATGTATTGGACTTGAATGTATGTGGTTTACAAAATTACAAGGCAAAGATATGAATACAGGTAAGGATGTAGACGAATACTCATGCGCAATGACTTGGATGCCTATGTTATTAGTAGAAAACTCTGGCATGCAAAGACAAACTGGAGCGGCTGTAGAGTCGTTTAGAAACGAAATGGTCAAAGCTAATGAAAGTAGTATTAAGTTATTAGCAGAAACCGCTAAACAAAATTTACTAGGAGACAAACAAAATGGCTAAAGTATCAATTATTGTAGAAGACAATGCTGTATATAAAGATAAATACTCATATTCAGGATTAGATCTATCATCTTGCGGCATTCCTACTGATGTATGGGCATTACAATGGGATGGTTCTGCTGGTGAAATAGAATACAATGGCAGAGATGAAAACACTACCATTACTGAATTACCTACTTGGGCGCATGCTTGTTTAGACAAATGGCAAGAAGCTGAGGATGCTAGAATTGCAGAGGAAAGTGACGTAACACCTGAATAAAAATTTAGCAGATAATAATTATGTTGTTATAGACGGTTTTATAAGCTCTCAAGAAGCTAACGATTTATATCAACTTTTTAAAAACGATGTACATTATAACCCTCATCTGTTTACAAACGATGAGCAATGTCCATTGTCTTTTAGTATCTATAACTATCAACCCTTCTTAAAACTTCTTTGTAAGAAAATACCTGTAGTCAGTGAGTTAATGGGTGAAGAAATGTTACCTACTTATACCTATGCTAGACTATACCAACACAATGATGTATTGAAAAAACATATTGACAGAGGTTCTTGTGAAATTAGTTTAACTCTACATTTAGGCGGAGATGCACTTTGGCCCATATGGATGACAAAACCATGCGGAGAAACAGCAGAACTTAATCTAACTCCAGGTCAAGCAGTATTGTATCAAGGCATGGTATCAGAACATTGGAGAGATGCATATCAAGGCAATAACTATGGACAGGTGTTTTTACATTATGTTCGAGCTAATGGAGAATACTGGCATCATTTTGGAGATAGAGTCAATTGAATCACTTGGAAGATTATATTGTTGTTTTAAAAAACATTGTTCCTCAAGAAACTATTGATATTGTTTTACAAGAATATAAAGATTCAAACGAATGGGTACAGACTACAGTTAATGGAGATAAATTAAAAACAGAGGCTCGTAATTGTGATGTTATTAATATATCTTTACCTCAAGTAATTCAAAATAACTTACACAGACAACAAATAGACGACATAGTATTTGGTGATATTAGAAACTGCATAAGTGAATATAATAAACAATTTGAACATTCTTATGTGAGTGAAGATACTGGGTATCAGTTACTTAGGTATAAAACAGGACAATTTTATGTGCAGCATGTGGATTCTTTTCTAACAGAGCCACGTTTGGTTACAGCATCTATTCATTTGAATGAAGATTATGAAGGTGGTGAGTTTGCATTTTTTGATAGGAAATTGAAATACAAATTAAACAAGGGAGATGTATTAATGTTTCCTTCTACATTTATGTATCCTCATGAAGTTATGCCTATTACAAAAGGAACAAGATATTCAATAACTACTTGGTTTAGATAACATGGCAGTATCTAATTTTATAGAAGTCTATAGTGTATTTGATAAAGAGTTTTGTGATTATGCAATAGAAGTTTTTGAGCATGCTAATTCACATGGTCTTTGTTTAAATAGACAACAGACAGAAAAAGCAAGTAAAGTATGTAAAGATGATTTGGCTGTACATTTTCCTGTCTTTGATTTTCCATTACAACATTTGAGTGCTGAGTTTGTACAAAAATTTGATATTCCATTTATGAATGAAGCTGTGCAACCTTACTATGATAAATACAGTCAACTTCGAGAGATAGGTGGTTTAAGATATTATGAAGCTAAAATGCAAAAGACTGAGCCAGGGCAAGGCTATCATGTTTGGCATTGTGAAGCAGACAGTAGGGACAACCAAACCAGAGTGTTAGTATGGACTGTATACTTAAATGATAACTTTGAAGCTGGTGAGACAGAGTTCTTATATCAACAATACAGATACAAACCTAAGATGGGTGATGTTGTGATCTTTCCAGCAGCATTTACACACACTCATAGAGGTAATCCACCTATCGGTGGAACGAAGTATATTATCACGGGATGGCTTGAGTTTTAAAGGCTTCCATGATATATTCATGTTATCTATACCTAGGATTTTAAGATGACACCACACGAAGAATTGTTGGCGCATGAAAAATTATGTGCTGAAAGATATAGCACAATACATAAGCGCCTTGATCGTATTGAGGGTATGTTAAACAAACTCATATGGGGAGCATTGGTTGGATTCGGGGCCATCGTGGTCACTGTCATTAGCCATAATATTTAATGTTATCTAGAATATGTCAAATGTTAAGAAGGGGAATACAAAATGTGGATGATCTATATACTCATAGTTATCTTGATACTCGTGGCTTACGAAGTTATCCGAAAGCCAAGCGTAAGCATGATCAAGAATGTCCTTATAA